GCCATCTTTCACCCAATATGGTATCTCCATAATTACATCTATATCTAAAGGAGCAACCCATCTACGCAAAACCTTATCATATACAAACTTTCTCTTTAAATATACGACATCTTCAATTCTTCGTAACGTGGGTCCCCACTCAGTTTTCTCCTTATCTTCAGGCACATAACGGTAGCCAATTTTCGACAAGGCCCCGGCTATAGCTCTCTCAGTAAATATCTCTTCAACGCTCTCATGCACGGCAAAAACGTGATCATCTCCAGTGGCCACTAACTCAACTTTCATATTGAAATCTGACATAAGTAGACCTCCGAAGATATCAATCCAGGCTAAACGCATAAGAAGCATAACATGCAACGTGTTGACGATGATCGTCAAAGGGTGTCCTGAGCCAAGGCTACCAGACCAAGTAGTCACCATATCTCCAAACAAATGGATTGAATTAGTAACCTCTAGCCAAAGTATCTCTCGAGAGTAATTATTTCCATCTACGTTACCGTACCAATCATTAATAATCTTCAAGATTGCCATGTTGACATAACCAGATATAGATTTGTCAAATCCTTTGAAGTCTCCAGCTCCTACATTATCTCGGTTGCCAAACCTCAATAAATTACGGGCTATGAGATCCCAATCATTGGAATATTCATTTATTCCAATGATAACCCCCATAGATATAGCATTACTCAGCAAAAATTTCTGGAATGATCCAAAAAGCATTCTAGACAATACTAGCAGGTCCGCAGGGCATGTGGAAAACAACCGTGTTTGTCCTGCTTTCACTTTAGTCAACGAACGCCTTTCATCTTTCAAGCAATCGATAAAGTAATAAGCTACTCGTTGTCCGTGGGACGCCGCCTTGTGATTGGCTGCTACTCTACGCCGCAAATTGTCACACTCAGGATTGTCCAAATCGTAATCCAAGTCAGTACCGAAGAATCTCTCCTTCGTTCTCAAACCAGGAAAAGTCACCCACGGAAATCCAGCAGAAGTCACACGCGGGATGCTATTAAAATACCCCGAGTCATCACCTAATACAGCAACATCAAAGCTCAAGGTCACCTTCTCAACTTTGTTGACACATTTTGCTGTCAGCCACTGTTGC